GTTCTAACATGCGGAATGTTGGTACACGCCATTGTTTTATTAGCTCGAGAAAACTGTGAAAGAGATGAAGTATTAGACTCGTACTGAAATCCCATGACAACTAAGCCTTGATGAAAGGCAGTAGCAGCCACTTGTAACCGATAGTTAAGTGTAAAGCGAATTGCAAAAACACCTGACAATCGATTCAACCATTGCGGAAAATATGACTGTAATACAGCCAATGTTACCGTCTGCTCAAAAATATTAGCAATACTGCCAAAGGCTATAGAACCCCTTGAAATTAACCGAGGTCGCTCAAAATATGCTTTAAGATCTTGAAGATCAGCTTGCATATTTGTGAGAGCACTTGGTTTATAAACGCCAAGAGCTGTCACACCCTCACATGCTTCATTACTAAATGTAGTAACTCCAGTTGGAGCTGCTGCACCTGATATTGACATGGAAGAGTCGAGTGTACTACAGACTTGTTCGTTATCACGAATATTTTGATCGGTCACTTGTTGTGACATATCTGAATTATTATCGTTTGTGGTTGGTGAAATACTACAGTGAATGCTCACCCAAGCGAATCACTGAGAAACGCTCCTCTCTGGCTTTAAGATGCTGCGCCTGAGTAGTAAGACTAAAAAGTCAACAGCACACAATCAACCCTGTCCACAAGACGCTTCAATCGGCGTTTGAAGTTTAACCGACATCATGTGCGTATTTGTTGAAAGTGTCAGAACCAACCCGGATCCTTGCGATTCAGGGTCAGATGGAGGTACTGTGCACTAGTATCAGTGCTGTACTGGGGAGAGGAATCAAGATCCCTCATGAGGTCGACTATCTTAGGAGCAACAGCGTCCCAGAAGTCTTCGGTGTGCATTGAGAGTTCACTCAACGCATTCTCAAGGCCATCTTTGATGACCTGCCTCCTGTACATACTGTCACCCTTCTTGGTGTAGTACATACTCGTCAGAAACGATTCAGGACGGATTGGACACACGTCTCGCCCATTCTTCACGCGGAATGACCGCTGGAGAAAAGTGACGTCCTCAATTCCCATGTAAGGAACCAAGGCCGCATCTTTCTGACCAGCCGTATAGGTCATACCGTAATCCTTCTCAAGATGACTCGCAAGAGACACCTGATTGAACTTCCCGACAACATCATCAGAAGCACCGACGAGGTTATCATCACCACAAGTAGCAGCGGCTGCTTCGTCCCAGAAATTCACCTGACTTGTCGAGGCGACGTATCCGGAGACTATGCAACCCATGGAAAGCATGGAGTTGA